TAGGTTATCCACTGTATATCTAAACTCTTGATACGATGTCTGCTCTTCTTTCTGAGCAGAAATTGTATTCTGTGGTGTAGCAAGTTTAGGTTTGTCCTCGAATCCAGTTCCATTAAAGAACTGCCACTCAATATCTTCAAACTTCTTCTGGATGGAAGTTGTCTTGGTCTTATATGCAAGTTGGATGTTCTCGCTATCGGTTACATTTGCAGTGATGATAACATCAATTGCAGTTGCACCTTGTGTGAGACTAATTTCCTTAGTCACATACTTAGCAACAGAGGAAGTATCTTTTGCACTGTCTTCAGAAACAAAGTCTACACCCTCGGAGAATGTCATGGTCTTGACTTCATAATATCTCTCATCACCTGCTCCCAAGTTTGACCAGGAAACAAGATCACCAACTCTAAAGATGTCAGCAGACTGATCAGCAACTTGCTGGGTTCTGATGAAAGAACCAGTTCCACTGGCACTAGCGTAATCAGAATTAATTGGTTGCTTATCATTCTCTAGAGTCAGAGTCTGAGAAGGAACATCCCAAACACGAACGGTTCCGTTGATTAGGTTGTCATAAGTTTCAGTAGGATCAGAAGGATTGATGCCAGTAACAAGTTGACCGAAGGAGAAACTTGGATTTACCTTGATTGCTCCAGCAGCACTTACGACAACTGTTTTTTCTTCCAATGCACCACTCTCTTGTGATTGTAGTGAGAAGAAGAGTTGTTCGTTTGCTTTGAATACATTGTTGTTCTTGACCTTAACAAAGATGGTGTTGTCAGAAGTTCTGTATCTAACAACTTCACCACGAGAACCAGATGGTTCAATGTTTTGAGAGTCGTTACCGATACCCTCAACAGTTTGACCAACGTTGACAACGATTGGATTACTGTTATCGTCTAGGTTACCACTTAGAGTCAGTCTGTATACAGGATAGAACTCGATAACTTGATATCTCTTACCATATCTGTTCTCCTTACCAGAACCATTCTCGATTCTGTTAGAGGATAGTTTGATAGAAGATGTCTTGAGATCAAGGATTGGAGATAGATATGACTTAGTAGACGAAAGTGTCAATCTATAAACAAGACTGTTGCCGAGGTTATTAAGTAGAGTGTTGATGTCGGATGCAACAACCTTCTGGTTAATGAAGAACTGTTCTTCGTTGAGGAACGTTCTTTCAAAATCAGCAACAGAGTAAGAAGTGTAGTTAATAGTGTTAGAGTCAATGGGAACTACATTAGTTGTCTTGATTGAAGTATCAATGTTTGTAGATGGTGATTGGATGTAAGAGAACTGAGCAAGAACTCGCTCATACTTCTTGTTAGAAGTAATCAGTCCGCTAGCGCCACCACCAAATACTGTGTCCGCTGCTCTGCCAATTCCTGATACACAGAATGTATCGACACCACAGTTGGATACCTTAAACAAAGTGGTGTTTAGTGCTCCTTGTGTAAATCCAGCAGTAGTCTCTAGATTCTTGAAGAACACATATGAACTACCATCTTCAAATCCATGATTCTTGTGATTGACCTTAATGACATTGTTGTTGTTCTTGAACAACTCAGATGTTGCATTAGCATTTGCAAATGCATAGGTCTCAAGAGGATCATTGACCATCTTCTCATAACCAAGTGACTGGTTGGTGATGTCAATAGTTGCGTTGGAAGAGATGTCAAACTCAGCACGATATAGAGTGAACTTGATATCTTCAAATAGATCCTCTACCCAAGAACCAGTGTTCTGTGACTTGTAGACAGAACCAAGTGATGGGTTGGTAGTAACTGTGGTATTAGTTGCGATTTCAGTCTCGCCAAGTTTAGATGCCCAGATGCTGTAGTCCTGAGAATCAGTCTCGACAACCAGAGCATACTCGGTATTGTTCTGTAGATATACAGGATAGTCGAAGTGGAACTTGGTTGGAGTTGTAGATGGAACAACGCCAGTGGTGTCTGTAGCAACACCCATTCTAACAGCAGGTTCTGTAATTTCGATCTCTGCTTCGATAACCGCTCCACCGTTACCGATTCCTGTGCCTCTAATAACAATCGAAGGTGGTTCGGTATATCCTCTACCAGCAAGAGTGATAGTAGAATCATAGATCAGACCACCAGAGACTACAACCGTGCCCGTTGCGTTGCTACCGCCAGGTAGACTTGGAGACTCAACAGTAATAGTAGCAGTGTCATAGTTATCACCAGCATTGGTAACCTTCAGTGCAGAGACAACACCCGAGTCCTTAGCAATTCTTGCAGTAATCTCAGTGTTGTTTGCATTGTTGAATGTAGTGATAGAAGAGATCTTCAGACGCTCATCGGGAACGAATGCAATACCATTGTTATTGTCAAGAACGACAGTGTAAACCTGCTCATTGGTCAAGACAATCTCGTTATCTTCCGAGATAGCGAGTTCATTGTTGTTCTTATCAAGAACCTTCAATACAGGACCAGACGCATTGCTAGACTCTCCAGAGATTGTTTCATCCTTGAGAATAGTAACAGTGTCGGAAACGTATACCTTCAGGTAGGTGTAAGGTTCGACAACAACCTCAGTTCCAGGAACAACATTCTTGCCTGGTTTTTCGGAGTTGACATCAGTCAGATATACACGAAGAGGAATAGTGTCGCTCTTAGTGTTGAGGAACAGATCTACACCAGTTGTGAATACACCGCCCTCATAGTTCTCAACCTTAAAGGTTTGAGCGAGTGGATTTGGTTTCTGCTCTTGCTCAGTGTTGCTAGAGACCAACTGGGTTCCTTCATTAGACTTGAAGTAAGCAGGTTTTGTGGATACGATAGAAGCAGGATTCTCTGGCAGCAGACCAGTTGCATAGAACTTAGTTTCTGCGAAGGTCTCTACAGTTGCCTTATCTGCATTGGTGCTGCTAGATGTAAATCTGAGGGTCTTCTCACCAGTGGTGATCTTGACTTCTTCAGAACTTGCATCATAGGAAACAGTCTCTGCATCGCCTGTCCACTGAGTTGCTTGACGTGGTGCCTTACCAGCAGGAATTAGGATGATACCACTTGCGTTACCATTTGCATCAGTAATGATAGGAGCATTGAATGTAGACAGAGAGTTGCCAGGGATTCCAGTGAATCTGATATCAGGAACAACCCAACGGTTGATCTTCTTACCTTCTAGGAATACGAATACTTCAGTCTTGGGTTTCAGTCTACGGATGTTGAACTTAACAGGAATGCTACGAGCGAAATACTGCAAGGAGTTGACAATAGACTTACCACCACTTGTCTTGGTGGATACGCCCTTAGGAGTTTCGTTGTTCTGTGGACTGATGTTAGAAGAACTTGCAACAGATGCAGGTGTTACCTCTTCTGCAACAATCTCATCATTCGTCTTAGACAGACCGTTGATATTGTAGAAGGATCTCTCAGTTCCATTCCATGTTACTAGGAATGAGTTATACAGACTGCTGAATGCAGATGAGATATCATCCTTGGCGAGGAAAGGAACAAACAGGTTGGTGTTGTTATCTGTTACCAGAGGAACAGTGTTTCTGTCATACCAGGAATCGACATTAGGATCTACAGCAAGATCACCAACATACTGGAGAACAACGAATGGGTTTGGATTGATAGTCTTGGTAGCAAAGTTGTTACCAAGCAGTCTCTGGTTTGTGAATGGCAGAGAAAGAACACCATTGTTGTTTACATAACCAGCAACTCGTCTCTGGTCTTCTCTGGTGTTGACTTCTTTGACTAGGAGACTCTCTTCACTAACTTGTGGTCTCAGAACAGACTGCTGAGAATCGATAGCACAAGAGTAGTCAATAGACTTGACATCTCCTTTATGTGTTTCAAAGTTATCAACATAGAAACCAGTCTTGAATCTGTCTAGACCAATCTCATCCTGAACTTGCATATTCAATGCTTGCTGCTCAAGGATGCTTAGGGATGTGTAATACTCAAGACGCTCGACACGTTGATTGAGTTTACCGATGTCCTTCATCGTATAACGCTTGTTCTCTACAGGAACAATTCTTACATCTCTATAACTATCGGTGTATGCAGGAACATACAGATAGAACAGAGGAATAGAATCACTAAGTGTCTCAGGTCTGGATGGGTTCAATGAAGAGTTACCCTTCTTGACAATGAAACTACCTTGAGTGTTCAGGAATACACCATCAATTCTATCCAGATACTGATCCTTGTTATACTTAACAGTCCAAGGTAGATTTGCATCATCAGATGGTGTGCTGGATGGAATACCAGAGGTTGCAGTGAATGACAGATACTCATTCTGTGCAAGGAAGGATCTATCCTGATATCCAGGAAGGATGTTTGTGTTGTCAACCTTAGGTCTGAAGTCAATGACATCCTTGAGGGATACTAGACCATTGACAGAAGAGTTGAATGTAGGAATCTCAGTCTCAGTAACACCTGCTTCATGCAGATAAGAGTCAATGGTGCAGAAGTCACCTTGTGAATGCTCAAAGTAATCGAATGCAATGATCAACTGTCCTGTAGGAGCAGATACTCCTGGTTTCAGAACTAGTCTTGCAGTATCATAGAAAGTATCTCTTTGACCATTGTCGAAAGTATACTTATCAGTTACGTCTGTTCCAGAAACTAGGTTACCACCTGCATCAACAGTAGGAGGTGCAGAAACAGAACCTTCGTAAACATATCTCAGTTTGTATACGTCAGAATAGGAGACAATTTGGATAGTCTCGCCACCGTTCTCTTGTCCTCTAAATGGAACGATGTTTGTTCCACCAGACTGAACAATAATTTGCTTGTTCTCGATAGAAGTCTTCAGTCTTGGTTTTGCCTTAGATACCTGAAGTGTAGCAGTCAACTTCAGTGTTGGGAAGTTAACAGCAGGAACATCGAATGTAGGATCTCCTGCTTGTGGATTTGCAACTCTGTTCTCTAGTGCTGCTCTAATCTGGTCGATGTTACCGAAGTAGTTCTCTGGGAAGTTGATGGTAACACTACCAGCAGTTAGGTTGCTATCAGACTGCTCAATAGTTACAAATGATGGATCGATGTATACAACGTCACCCTTCTTCAGTGCTCCTGCAAAAGGAAGCAGGGTAGGAGGATCATTGACAGGATCTGCTCCTAGTTCAGAATCATGAATTGCAACACCAGGATCCAGAACAGTGATCAAGAAGTTTTCTTGAGAGAACTCAGCGAATCTCTGTGTTCCGAATGGAAGTTGTGCAGCAAATGTTAGGTTGCCGCTACCAGAGGATGCAGTAGTAATGAAGTCTCTTCTGAAGTAATAAGTGATCTTAGAATCTTCAGATGAGTCAATCAGTGACTTGATCTGCTTGTCACCTGTTGGGAAGACTAGAGTTCCTACTGGGTTCTCGATAAGAGGTCTCTGGTTTACAACAGATGCATTGACAACATCTGCTTGTAGGGTGCGATCTAGATAGATTCTTGAT